GACAGCGAGAACGACGCCAGATACAAGGCTGCTGCCAAGGTCAACCTGGAGAACGAAAAAGCAACCGTGCTCACAGGAACGATATTCGCAAGGCCAGAAATTGTGGCCGGAATCTGCGTAACCGTGAAAGACCTCGGCAAAGCAGACGGAAAATACTTCGTAGATGAAGTGAAGACCAAAGTATCAGACAGCGGAACCACACAAGAGATTCAGCTGCACAAGTGTCAGAAGCAGCTCAAAGGAGATCCGCCACCAGCGCCACCAGCACCACCGGCACCGGCAAAGAAGACGTACAAAGTCGGCGACATTGTAAACTTCCATGGTGGCACACATTACTACAGTTCATATCCAGGAGCGCGAGGTTACAGCGCAAGAGCAGGCAGAGCAAGGATAACGCTCGGACCTGACTGCAGAGGAAATGGCCACGCACATCCATGGCACCTGATACACGTAGACAGCTCGTCGAACGTTTACGGATGGGTAGACGAGGGAACATTTGACTAGGAGGTAAATCATGGCAGACAGAACCATCAGAATCGGGAAGGTCTCGTCCGTTGATTACGGAAGCGGAATGATCAAGGTCACATATGCGGATCTTGACAATTCCGTGACCGACGACCTCCCTTATTTAACATTCAACGATGAATACAAAATGCCGAAGGTCGGAGCCAGCGTGCTGGTCGTTCATCTTTCAAACGGATCCGCGATGGGAATCGTGGCCGGAACGTACTGGAACAGTAGCCACAGACCACCGGTCAGCGGCAAAGGCGTATACAGAAAAGACCTGGCGCAGGCAATCGGTGAAGCCTTCCTGCAGTATTCAGGAAGCTCACTGCAGATTCATGCACCAGCAATCACTCTTGACGCTTCAAGGATCACACTGGCCACAAAGAGCGGAAGCATCACCGCGGCCGAAATCATCAACCACATCAAAGGATAGGAGGTATTCAGATGGCGACATACAAAGTCACAGCGAGGTCGGGGCTCCGCGTGAGAAGCAAGCCGAACGGAACCATCCTGACAGCAATGCCATACGGAACCACAGTATCCGGAGATGGGAAAAAGCAAAGCGGATGGTACCACGTAAAGTACAAAGGAAGATGGGGCTGGTCTTATGGCCAATACCTGAAAACGGTCGCAGAGAAAAAGAAGACCGTGGCCAGCATTGCGGCCAAGAAGAAACCGACCAAAAAGCCCAAGACGAAAAAAGCTAACAGCAAAAAGAAAACAGACACCAAGAAGAAGACCGACGAATCAAAGAACCGTGCAAAAGCAAAAGGAACACTCGGCTGCTGGGGCACAGATCTGATATTCGAGGTCAATAGCAAGAAGATCCTGACAGCTAAAGATATCAAGGTATCGCAGGACTCCAGATGGGCTAAGCACAACATCCTTCAGAACGTGCCGCGCGGGGAATTTAGCGGTCCGGATACAATGGGCGTCACTCTTACCATCACGCTATCTGCAGAGCATGGCGTGAAGCCAAGAAGCATGGTCGAGAAGATCCGGAAAGCCAACCGGAGCGGACAGGTGGAATACCTGGTCATTGGAGGCAAAATCATGGGCTCTAATAAAATGGCAATCACAGCAACATCGGAGGCCTGGAACACGATCTACAACAAGGGCGAGCTTGTGAAAGCTAAGATCGACGTCACATTCATGGAATATTCATAAGGGAGGGAATCTAAGTGGCTTTTATAAGAATTAACCAGATCAAAGACGCGGACGGTTCCATCGAACCGGATGAATTGGAACTGGCCAACGATATCATCGAAGCAATGATGATCACGAGAAAAGGATCTATCCCTGGAAGCCGGGGATACGGTCTTACACAGATCTTTATTGACATGCCAGGGCCGGACGCAATCAACATGATCACAGTGGAGCTCGCAGAGGCGATGGACGAATACATACCAAGCCTGGAACTTCAGGACATAAAAGGAACCCAGGACGAAGAAGGCGTGCTGGAGCTAGATATTTACTTAGGAAGGAGGTAAAAAGAGCATGGCAATCGAACAGATCGAGAGACTCCCGGACGTCAGCTTCATCGATGAAGACATCAACCTGGATGGAATCCAGAAGCAGATGCTCCAGGACTACCAGGACAAATACATGGAGGAAACCGGAGAAGAAACCGTGCTGGACAGAGGCGAACCGATCGCCCTGATCTTATACGCCTGCAGCGTGCAGATTTACCAGATGTACATGTACGTCGATAGAGCCGGAAAGCAGAACCTTCTCAAGTACGCATTCGGAGCCTTCCTGGACAACCTGGCAGCGCTCAAGGGCATCGAGAGAACTGCTGCCAAGCCAGCGACCGTGACGATGCGCTTCACACTTTCAGAGGCGCAGACCGGAGCGATAGCAATCCCGGCCGGAACCAGAGTCACGGATGGCGAGGCATACTTCACGACCGATGAGTATGCGGAGATTAAAGCAGGAGAGACCACAGTCGACGTGGCCTGCACTTCCATCGAAACCGGCGTAGATCTGAATGGAATCCATGAGGGAGCCATCCAGACACTCGTGGATCCGATCCCGTACATAGAAAGCGTGACCAACATCACGGAAACAGATGGCGGCGCGGATCCGGAGAGCGACGAATCCCTGAAGGACAGAATCTACATCGCACCGTCCCGCTACTCAACAGCAGGAACCGAGGAAGCATATATCTACTGGGTAAAGACTTACAACAGCACCATCGCAGACGTCAAGGTTTCAAGTGACAACCCAGGCGAGGTAGATATCGTATTCCTGATGAATGACGGAATACCAAGCCAGGAGATGATCACAGGGCTGACGAAGTACATCACAGATCCGAACATCCGGCCGCTGACTGACAAGGTCGTCGTGAAGGCGCCAACAGCGGTGAATTACAGCATCAGCCTGACCTATTATATCAATTCTTCAGATTCAGGATCCGTGGCAACAATCCAGAGCGAGGTCGCCAAGGCAGTGGATGACTTCATAACCTGGCAGCAGTCTAAGATCGGCCGAGACATCAACAGCTCGGAGCTGATTAAGAGAGTGACTGCAGCAGGAGCCAAGAGGGTAGAGATTAAGAGTCCGGTCTTTCAGAAGATCGGCGGCACTTCCATCGCGTACTGCACAAGCAAGAACGTGACATACGGAGGTGTTGAAGATGATTGATATTAGAAACGGAGAGCTCGCAGACCTCTGGCCGGATGAGACAAGTCCGGAATTTAAGAGCATAAGCTACGCGCTGCACATGGCAATTATTAGAATGCTGGAAAAAGCTGCAGGCGTAGGCAGCTCCTGCGACATTGACCACCTGGCAGAATCCACGCTGGACTACCTGGCCGTGGAGATGCGAGCCATGTACTACGACCAGGGCGCAGACATCGAGACAAAGCGCTCAATCATAAAGAACACGCTCAAGTGGTACACGCAAGCCGGAACAGTCAAAGCAACAGAGGAACTGATCGCCTCAGTGTTCGGAGGCGATGCGAGACTGATCGAGTGGTTCGACTTTACCGAGCCGCCGATCGAAGCAAACACATTCGATGTGGAAACAGAGGCGCTGATGACAAAAGACATCATCAACGAGCTGACCTCGGTCATTAAAAAGGTCAAGAATTCAAAGTCCCACATTCGAAGGGTGACCGTGCTGCGAGAACTCCACTCAGCAGCAACCATGGCCACCTGCATCACAGCAATAAATGAATGCACCGTGAGCAATCACGAGATATCAGATACAGACGCAACCGAAGGAATGAACGTGGCAGCAGTCGCCGCACCGGTTACAGAGACCTACGCTCTGAACACCACAGCAGGAGACGCCCAAGCTACGGCCGGAGCATTTATCGCAAGCGCAACCGGCACCGAAGGAAGCACATACGTCCTGAATGATAATCAGGGAGCCACGGAGGCATCCGGCACCATCGATGTCGGGCCAGTCAATGCATCAGAGGAAAGCACCCACGCGCTGAACGCAGAAACCGGCAAAGCGGACCTCTCACAAAGCGAAAGAGCAGCCATGAGAGCAAACATCGACTATCAGACAACAACAGTCATAAAGGAGGAATAAATCAATGCTTATTTGGAATCCAAGTAAACTGACCACAAAAGGAAAAGCGCTCCTGGCAAAAGCCCAGGCGGGCAGATGCACAATCAAAATCACGAAGGCGCAGACCGGATCCGGCCAGTACAGCTCCGGAGAGGCAACAGACACCAGAACGTCACTCAAGGCACCAGTGCAGACACTGCCAATCCACAGCAAAGAGATCCAGAACGGAAGTACACTCGTTCTGAAGGTAGCGATCACAAATAAGACTAGCGACACGGACGTCCTGAAATCAGGATACGAAATCCGCGAGTTCGGTATCTTTGCACAGGATCCGGACGATGGTGAAATCTTATACAGCATCGCAACCGCAAGCACCAGCGACTACATGCCAGCATACAATGGCGTGATCCCGTCCGTCATTTCCATGAGTTACTACCTGGAGGTAGCCAACGCATCAAGCGTCACAATCGTGACCGCAGGAGGCCTGGCACTTCAGAGCGACCTGGAAGCACTGGCAGACAGAGTAACCATCATCGAGCAGGCAGCCGTGAAGAAATACGGAGCCAGAAAGAAAGTCGCCCAGCAGAGCTGCGGCGCAGAGAGCTGGGAAAGACTCGGTGGAGCTGTCGGCCTTACAGCCAAGGCAGCAGTCGGAACCGGAGACGTCCAGAACGACTTCATGAAGTCGGTATATCCATACAACGCCTGCAGACCGTGCAACCTTTCAGAAGACAGAAAAGTCACCGCATACCTGGGAGACGCCAACTTCTCCTGGACCGGAGATAACGGAGACGTCATGCTGGAAATGCCGCTCTGCTATAC